CCTAACTTTGATTTCTTATCAGCTCCTTCTTTTTTTAGTGCTTCCGCTTCTTGCTTAGTTTCAGAAGAAGAATCTTTCTCTCTACGCTGACTTCTTCTATCTGCCTTTTTATTCTCTTCCTTACTCTTGATTGTTAGAGTAGAGATTTTCCCTAAATCACTAACTACACTGGATAAAGAGCTAACTGTAGTGCCAAGACGATTAAATGCTAACGTCTGCGTCCTTGCAGCAGAAACTGCTGGAGTAACAATAGAGGATGCTCCAGGATTAACTAGTTTATAGGGTTGTATTTTAGCCACCTGCTGCTTGCTGCTCCTTCATTCTACGTTCTTCTTCTTTTAAGAATTGTATTAACAAATTCACATAGATTTCCTTTTCCCAAGGCATCAGATTATCGATATGTTCGATACTCCATTTATGGTGATGCATTAGTGAAAAGTTACCCTCATAATAAGAACGAAGACTGTTGTGAAGGAGTGCTACGCGAAAAAACTCGCTAATCCCTCAAGAACAACTTCAGATTCAACCCCAGTATTAGGATTGGTTACCTGGATCTTATGCGACAGTTTAGGCATAGTTTCAAAGAATTTTTGAAGTTCTGCAAACTGCTTGCTGCTTAGTTGATCAAGAAATTCTAAAATTTCTGATTTTGGTACATCTTTACATTCATAGATTTGATTAGCATCAGCAATTGTTTCAATACAACTTGCTGCCATTTGGAAGATCTGGTCAATTTGGTTAACCTCATCCCCAAAATTCATCTCTACAAAAGATGCGAGATTAGGATATCCCATAGTAACGGCAATCTCATCATCAAGTTTCAGTTCCTTTTTATGACCTCTGGTTTTTACAACCTTAATTTCATCCAGAGGAATTGAAACTTGAACTTCAGTTTCTCCATCATCAGTGCAAGTCACCGATACATCAACATTTTCACCAACAGATTTTGTACGAATTTGTAAGAACAAATATTCAATATCAAATGTTGCTAGTTTATCAACTGAAGTAATATCAGTACATTCGGCAATGATATTTTTGATTGCACCAATAATTTCGTCTTGCTCTCCCGTTTCAGTAGCGAGGAGAAGTAACTTCTCTTCTTTAACAAGAAATGGTCTATAGGTCACAGTTCTACCATCAGATGGCAGTTTCAGTTTGTACTTAGGTACATTTAATTTAGGTAATGCCATAGAAATTCAATTCAGTAATTTTATTTATAGTCTTTTAAGTAAACCCTCCTAGGATACTATTAAGCGGATTGCCGCTAAGTGCTTCCTGGTTTCTATCAGTCTCTTGAGTAGTAACATCACCACCACTTGATGGAATAGTAATAATATTCCTTACTCCAGGAGCATCAAATTGGTCTTCAGTAAAGAACCTATATCTCTCATAATAAAACTGAACACTAAGATCCATTGTCTTTGCCTGACTATTATCTAACTGAATAGAACCAATGTTATATGGAAATACTTTATTCAATACCCAAGCAGCAGTCAGTTTATTCTTTTTTGCAAGTAAAAAGTTATCTCCACTTTGCCTGAGTGCCCTAATAGATTTTGGATCTGCATATGCATAGTCTCCACCACCTCTCTCCCACTTATAGATGATTACCTGAGGAGCACAATAGATATCATAATAATCAGTATATTGATTGGCATCATTTGCCATTAAACTTGTCCATCTTTCAAAAAAGTTTCGTGTTTGTTGAGAACGAGGCATAGTAAACGTCATGGAGATTTGACTAAATGCCGTTCCAGTCGCAAACTTATATCCAGCACCAACATTGGTGACTTGACCTGTAGTAATTTGTTTGCTAGGAAGATTTACCGTTTTTGCATAGTAATCCAAAAGCAATGCCATCTCTCCAACTTCGGGTCTAAACTTATTACCTGCAGTTTGCTCCGCAATCATCGGAGGAGAAGAAAAATGCACCGAAAATAAATTAGTAAAACTAGGAGAAGTATCAGTTTTATTTGAAAAACTAATAAACTCCTGAAGAGAACTATATCTTGCCGATTCTTGCCTTGGAATAGCCATTTTATACCTTAAGTTCCTTTTCTGTGATTAACATAAACTCCCAATTATTATCATTACAAAATTCTGTTGCTGCTTTCCACTTTGCTTGATTGACAGCATATGTCACAACTTCATTGATATACCGTTTTGTGTGCCTTGTCTGAGTTTTGGGTTCTTTAGTCTGTTTGTAAGGTTTTACTTCAACCAGATATTTTTTCCTACCAACTTTAACATAAAAATCTGGGAAATATCTATGCTTTCTACCATCAACTGGAGAAACATATGGAATGATAATTTCTTCACTACCCCATTCTTCAACAGATGGTGTATTATCACACCACTTCATAAATTTATACTCCCAGGAGGAGCGATAAATCACATTGCTAGGATCGCCTTTATATTTCCTCGGAAAGGAAGGGCGGTATTTACCTTGATATCGCATAAATACATAGAGGTCACACTATATTTAGGTCCGACTGTTGGCAATATACAGATACCCATTACAAGCACCAGTAGAAGATGGTTCTGCTAGCACAGTAGACGGTGCTACAGAAGCAATTGACTATGTTTGTTTTCAGCGAACAAGTGTCAAATACGACGATAAAGGATTTAGAGGATATAGTCTACCTGGTTCTAATTCGGCAAAGAGAGACTTAGATAAAGATAGAGTTTATCTTGCTATGCCAAAGGGACTACAAACACAATACTCCCCATCATATCGTCAAGTTGAACTCGGTGCTGCAGGTGCTGCTGCAATTCAAGCAGTCGGTAATGGTTCGGCAAGCACAGAAGATATGGCAACACTTCTCGGTGATACTGCTGGTGCTGTTCTACCAGAGTTTGCTTCAGGAGCATTTGCAGGAGCAATAAACAATCTTGCTCAAATGGGAGGACTAGCAGGAGGAATTGATGCAAATTCGCTCCAAGCATTAACACGAGGTAGAGTATTTAATCCATATAAAGAAAACGTCTTCACTGGTATTAATTTTAGACAGCATAGCTTCAATTTTAAACTCGTTGCTAGAAGTCCAGAAGAAGCAAAGGAAATGCAAAGCATTCTAAACTACTTCAAAGAAGGTGCTGTACCAAATATAGGTAGTAGTGATGATACTAAAGATGGTGGCAAAGCGGTTGAAGGTTTAGCTAGAAGTCTTTCTGGTAATAGATTTTTTACAGTGCCAGATAGTTTCAATATCAAATTTATACGACTAAGACCAGACGGACAGACGGATGCCGAAGGTGATAAAGATTTCATGCACTTTAAAATTCATCCGTCAGTATGTACTGGTATTCAAGTTAATTATACTCCAGATGGTCAGTATACATCATTCAAACGACCTGGTACTGACCCCACAAAATCAATACAAGTTCCTGCATTAAACCTATCATTATCATTCACTGAAACCAAACTTGTTACTACAATGGACATTAACGACGGATTCTAACATGGCATCTTACTTTTCAAATTTTCCTAATGTATATGTTGGTGAAGGCGTAACCTCTAATGAGGGGTTCAAATATCGTCTCACAAAAAACATATTTCGTAGAGTTAAAGCAAGAGATGACTTAGATCGATATGTTTCATCTTTTGAAGCATATTCTATTCGAGATGGAGAAAGTCCTTCATACCTCGCAAATCGCCTATTTGGAGATCCTTTCTTAGATTGGATTATTCTTCTCGCTAATAATATTACAGATTTCTACACTCAGTGGCCAAAATCTGAAGATAATCTGCAAAAATTTGTATCAGAATCATATTCAGATCCTGATTCTATTCATCATTATGAAACAAATGAAATTATGTACGAAGATATCGTTTACATTAAAAAGGGTATTGACGTAAATGCTGGTTTTAGAGCTACCATGCCCGATGGTTCAATCAAAACTGAAGAAGAGTCTAGATATCCTGTATCAAACTATGAGTATGAAAATTACCTGAACGAACAAAAAAGATTAATTGGAATTCCTAATGGAATTATGGTTGATCTCATGCAAGAAGAGATGTCTTCTCTTCTTGAGTATCAATTACATTCTGAAGTTGATAAATTTGGAAATAAGAAAACAGAAATGAGTATGGCATCTAGATTTATTACTAATGACACTAGCGTCACTGGTAGTGGAAGTCGTACAATTGCTAATAATGATGTTGTGACCTCATTTGATAATGGTCCTAGTGCATCAGGCACTACGTTAGCAAGTGTAGCAGGTACAGTAAGTTCTACAGCAGCAACAGTGACAACTACTACAACAACGTCTGCCTCCAGTAGTAGTTCTAGTTCCTCCAGTAGTTCAGGTTCCAGTGGTGGAGGATATGGAGGATACTAATTCCGAAGATTATATAAACATAGACATATCAAAAGACGGACTGTACTTAACATACAAGTCCGTCTGTTTTTATCTTGAGAAATGGCCAGGTGGTGA